ACCCATGCACGAGCTTCCCAGCCGTTAATATAGCCGCTTGCAACGCCTGTTTGAAGCTGATTGAATCGTTCAGTGCTATCCTCTAGCAGAGAATAATCCCAATCAAATGTAACTTCGTATTCGCCGCGCGGAGTCAGATTATTTGCGTTAGAGATTACATCGTAAGCATAAACCAGTTCATTGATGGAAATTTCGAGTAGATCGCGGATGTTGTCCACAACCGTCCACGTATCGAAGGTTGAGCGCCTGATAGCCGTTGCCGTTGCGTCAGCAGTTTCCATGTTAGTGAGGACGCCCTTGTTGACACCAATAGCTTTTTCAAGCAGTTCTAGCTTATTATTAATGCCCTCAATGTAGGAACGGACACGAATATCAGGAGAAAATACTTCCCAAAAGTTTTCGTCATCTGTTTTAAATTTTCTGTATCTCCCATCAGCAGGCAGCTTGCCTTGACCATCAAAAAGCAAATCAGAGATTCCAACAAACACGCTTTTATCAACAAATTCGCGCTGCATTTCATTGAACAGTGTCACAATCTCGCCGATTAATTTGTCCTGCCCATAAGTGATAGGCACTCCGTAAATGCTTGATGTTTGGCGGCGATTATCTGTAGGGCATTTGACAAACGTGAACAGCATTTGTTTAACGCCGGATATGCTCTGTATAGGTTTTATATGCTCCCATTCCGGCACACTGCTGAGCGCAACTTCGTGATTATCTATCATTGCACGTTGTTCGATGGTGTATACGCCTGATGGGTCAAGAGAATGGTATTCGAGTCTGGTGTAGGTGCGATTGTCCCGGGTGAACACCTCTGATATAAAGCAGGTGCGCGTTATAAGCTCGCCAATTCGCTCAATCACAAAGAAATCACGCTGGGGAATGATATCCGTGTATAACTGCCCAGCATGCAGATACGGTTTGAGCACAACGCCGCCGATACCAAGTATGCGGGTAACTATTGTACGCAGCTGAGCAACACAGCGGCTAAGCGCAGTGTTAATAAATTCTGCACGTGCATTCTTATCTGTAATTTCAATCGTACTGTCAGCTATAACTAGGCTGGAAATCCTCTGCGCAGTCATTGCTGTCAGATTGACCTCGGAAATGTCCTCATAACGTTCAACATAGGTAGCGTTGTCTGTCTGTTCGGCATTTGTTGTTTTTGGCTTTATGCGGAACAACCGATAAATCCACTCTATGAGATTCTGAAAAAACAATTAATCACCCCGTTCATCTCGAACGCGCCACAGTCTGCGAAGAACTGTGTAGCAAAAATATCTTATTTCATCCATTGCGTGGTCGCTTTCCTTGAGCGGCTTATCTTCTTTGGCTTTATCATCCCAAGAGTAAAGCCCAAACTCAGAGATAGACGATTTGCAACGCTGGTGTATTAAAATCCGTCCAGCTTTTAGCATTGCGGCTGTAACCCTGATGCCGTCAAGGACATCGTTCTTTGCCTTGCGAACGCGAAACTTGCCATATTTGTTGACGGTCGCAATAAAAGATGCAGCAGACGGGTCTATTACCACTGCTTCAATCGGACGATTGCCGACCAATTTTTCGAGCTCGGTGTAATATTCCTCGTCTGTTTTCTGTATGCCTTTATCTCGACCAGAATAATAATACTCGTCAACCCTGATTGTTTTATCACCCTGCACATTCCACAATCCCATAGAGCACGGATTTTGTGTGCCGTAGTCCATAGATATCCACCAAGTGCCGGTATCGGCAGCAGGTTCAGCGTCGGTTGTGTGGATATTTGCCTGAAAGTCATAAATAAGACCTTCGGCGATTACCCAAAGCCCTCGGATAAACCTGTCATAGAACACACCATCATACATCGCAGTGTAGCGCTGCTTAATGTGTTCTGTCAGGCTTGGATTATCATCCATAGTAAAGTGCAGGTGCAGAAGTTTGCGGCTCTTTGCCCTTTTTATCCACTTTGTATAAAACCAATGCTGCGGAGACTCGGGGTTGCAGTTAAACCAATATTTCGAGCCATCTACAGAACAACGTCCAGTTGCTTGGTTCACAAAACTTTCCGGCATTAGAGCGACCTCGTCGAGCAATACACCTGCGAGTGTTATTCCTTGAATGAGTGATTGACTGCTTTCGTCTCTACCGCCGTAAACGTAGAATTTATTTGTGCCAATGTACATGCAATTTTCAGTATGCTTATACTGGACAGAATATCGCCCCATGAGCGCAACAACAAGCGGGTCTATAACATTTTTCCTGCATGAAGAAACCGTTTTGCCACATATCGCAAAATTGCAGTTCTCAAAACTATCCATTGCCCACAGAACAAAACCAACGGACAACGCAAGTGTTTTTCCTGCTCGGATACTCCCATCAGCGATTATTCCTTCATATTCCTTATTTTGCGTCCACCAGCCCATCGCTGCTGTCTGCTTCAAACTCGGCTTCGTCCAGTTCATCTAAATTTAATCCTCCCGCCGCTTCCCTAAGGGCGTCGGCTAAGTTGTTGTCGGTTTGTGTGGCATTGCCACGTCCGTCAAAGAGACCTAAGTGTCTGCCAAGTAATTCAAGTGCCCTGACTTTGTCGGCCGTTTTTATCTCAATGCCGTCTCGCCCTTGCTTAATGCCGGTGATTGCCGCACGCTGATCATCATTAAGTTCATCGGTGTCGGTCAAAACCACACGCCCGCGCTTTACGCTGACATAATCTGTGCCTCGGGACAAGGCGATGCGCGCCAACTCCAGCATCACGCGATCTTGCGTAATTTCAATGCGATTTTCGCGTTTTTGCATGGCTTTTTGCACGGCGGACTGGACTTCAACATTTTTCAACAAGCGCTGACCCATGGAATACGCTGTTTTTTCGCTATATCCAGCTCTTATAGCAGCTTGCGTGGCATTCAAGTCTACAAGGTACTCTGCCACAAATCTTTTCTGTTTTGGTGTTAATGCCACTTCACCACCTCTTTGTTGATATATATAAGGGACAGGACAGCGCCATGCAAGGAGTCCACATGAGCTTTCTAACGGCTGCCCTTTTATCCCTTTACCCCCGCACTATCAGGGGCATAGTAAAACCCCGCCAGACATTAAGCTGGTGGGGTTGTGTGTAAATTTTCACGCTATTATTATATCACAGGATTTCCGAAAAAAGTTCCCCTCTTTTTCCCCAATTTTAGCTCTCGGTAATTCCGTACAGAGCGATAGTGAACTTTCTGAGGGCCCTGTCTTTAATGCGATACACTTCCGAGCGCTCCACTCTCAACTCAGTACTTAGCCTCTCCCTGTTGCCCTTCGCCCTGTATACAAACAAACTATTAAGCACCAGTTTTTCGTTGTCGTCGAGTACCGACATGGCGCTATCAACCGTCGCTATCCACAGTGTTGCATCACGCAATCTGGCGTTAAGCTCTTGGCGATGAGCGATATTGGACAATAAGGCATCCTCGCGCCTGTTCCCGCCACCACTTACCGGGGTGCTATCAGTCGTGGCACTGCGTATAGCACTGTATTCTGTTTTCAGTCGGGCTATCTCGTCCGGTATGTTTTCTAATGCTCGTTGCCGTGCTACATAGCCCCTGAGCTTGTCAACAGCTTCTCTTTTCCAGTCCATGTATTACCTCGCTTTATGTTAGTTTATATACATCCGCGTTCCACCAAGTGCCTCTGTAAATCCGGCGAGAGCATTCATTGCTGCATAAACCGCTTCAGCCATCACGCCGAATGGTATTGACGGATTCCGAGGACATGCGTTCCCATCATCATCCCACTCTATTTCTGAGTACATCTCAAAATATGAGTCGTCCCCCTCGCGCAACCGGGCATACTCATTAGCCACATTCCTCTGCACACCATGCCCCATCATCAGCTTAACAAATCGTTTTCGGGTCATCCTTATTTAACCTCCTCAAAAGTGGATTCAAATCCTTCGGGTGTGTATACCTTGATTGAGCCAGTAGAGTCTCGGACAATATAATCATCATAAGGGGTGGAGTTTATAAGCCTGTCGGGTACCCACTTGGGTGCACATCTATTATCCACCAGCCAAACCTCCACAATCTCAGGCTCTTTCCGCTTATACCTTGTGNGTANCAATTTGATTTCGGAAGGGTTGTCCAGTATTTTGGCGAGAACCTTTTCGCTGTCACCCTCTTTGAACTTGTCGTTGGAGTATTTAAAGCACCGCCTATTGCCTTTGATTACATACACTCTACCCTCAAACTTAAACGGCTTCCCCTCCGGTACACCTAATGCATCTGATAATCTACTCATTTATTCCCCTCCATCATCATTGCACTCAG